GATTAGCTTTCTCATCTGTAGTTACCGCCAAGGGCGATTTGGTTGTCGGTACTGCATCAGGCACAGTCACTAACCTCGGCGTAGGCGCTGACGGGTCAACACTCGTTGCAAACTCTTCTGCTGGTGGCGGGGTAAGTTGGACTGGTAATCAGGCCGCTGGTAAAAATGCAGTCATCAATGGCGGTTTTGACATCTGGCAACGCGGTACTTCATTTAACATTTCTGCTGGTACTCCTCAATACACCGCAGACCGTTGGACTAACTATTTCAATGGAAATGGAACGGTTACTCAAGATACATCGCTTGTTCAGACTGGTCAAAAATACGGTTTGCGTGTAACCGCCACCGCTTCATCAGTTTCAAATGTAATGTATCAAATTATTGAAACTTTAAATACTCTTCAATTTGCTGGTCAAACAGTTACATTTTCTGTTTGGGTTGCTGGAACCGCAAACCTAACTCCATATTTACTAATGGATTATTCAACAAATGTTGATGATACCCTTTTGGGAACTTACACATCTATCACGGGTACTGTTGTAAAAAATGTAACAACATCAGGTTCTTTTCAACAGATTATTACAACTTTTGCAATCCCTTCAACTGCAAAAACTTTGCGAATTGCCCTTCATTCAGGCTCTACTGCTTTGGTAAATACCAATTATCTAACTTGGTCAAGGGCGCAACTTGAACTAGGTTTAGTCGCAACTGCCTTCTCCCGCGCTGGTGGCACACTTCAGGGGGAGTTAGCCGCTTGTCAGAGGTATTACTATCAAATCAATTCGTTTGACCAAATGCAACTTAGCGGTTCTGGCTCAAGTTATTTCGCTCGTTATTTCTTGCCAGTATCTATGCGGACAACGCCTACTCCTACAACAAATCTTACTAATGCAAACTACGGAACATTGTGGAATTTGTATTCTCCTGGTTCCACCGCTGCTACAAAAACTGGAACAGTAACAATCATCCTTGGTGGAGCAGGTAATCCACCTATTGCAAGTGGAATATATTTTGCTTTGACTGGTGCAACTTGGTCTTACACACCTATTCAATTCCAAGCCGAAAGTACGGGCGCAATTTATCTAAGTGCGGAGTTATAAAATGGCTATTACATATACACCAGTTATAAATTATGACGGAACTAAAACAATCATTAGGGATAATGGTGACGGCACAACTTCTTGGATACCAACCGACCCTGCTAATTCCGATTATGTCGCTTACTTGGCCTATGTAGCCAACGGCAACAAAGTTCCATCCAACTCTTCTACACCACAGGCAGGTGCATAATGTCGCCTTGCCCCAAAGGCAAATGCCTTGATTGTGGGACTGACACTCATAGCACAGAAGCAGTCCGTTGCAGAGAATGTCATCTTACAGACAGATGGAAACGCCCAAATTTTGAAACTGAAGAAGAACTTCAGGAAGATATAAAAAAGCGTAAAAATGCTAGCAGAATTAAATATGTTTATAAAAAACAATATGGCCTTACTGAGCAAGATTATGAGGACATGTTAAAAGAACAAAATTATTCTTGTGCTATATGCGGCGTGCATCAAGACACACTTGATGTAAGAATGAATGTAGACCATGACCATTCTTGTTGTCCAGGAAGATACACCTGCGGCAATTGCATACGAGGTTTACTATGCAGGGCTTGCAATACTGCCCTTGGTGGTTTTAGAGATAACGAAAATATTCTCAAATCTGCCCTTCAATATATAACATCATATTCAAAGGAGAAGGCATGAGTCGCGCACAATTAACTTCAACAGTTGAGCAGAATACGGGTGGGGCAGTAGCTCCGTTCTTGGCTGGCAAGAATAAAGTCATCAACGGAGATTTCGGAATCTGGGCTAGAGGCACAAGTTTTACACCAACTGCTTCTATTGGTTTTTATACTGCTGACCGTTGGGCTTGCAATCGAGATGGTTCTGGCGCAACTGTAACGGTAAGCCAACAATCCTTTACCCCGGGAGCCGCACCCGTTACTGGATACGAAGCACCATACTTTTTTAGATTTAATCAAAGTGTTGCTGGTAGCGGTGGAACATATAATCAAATTGTTCAAAAAATAGAAAATGTTCAGACATTAGCAGGGCAAACAATTACAGTTTCATATTGGATGAGAATATCATCAGGAACTGCAAGTATTGCAAATTATATTCAACAATCTTTTGGTTCAGGCGGTTCTTCTGATGTTTACACAAACACATCTAGCGCCACGATTACAACATCTTGGCAAAGAATATCTTTCACAGTTACATTGCCTAGCCTTTCAGGAAAAACAATAGGAACTGGCTCTTTTCTTGGGCTTGGATTTATTTTGCCAATAAACATAATTCAAACCATTGACATCTGGGGCGTACAACTTGAGGCTGGCCCAGTAGCCACCCCTTTCACCACCGCTTCAGGAACACTCCAAGGAGAGTTAAGCCTCTGCCAACGGTATTACTATCGTTCTAGTGTTCAGCGTTTTGGTATTGGCTATGCAACATCTTCTGGCAATGTAAATATTTTAGTTCCTTGCCCAGTTTCTATGAGAGTGCCACCAACATCTATTGACCAAACAAATCTAGGTCTTTACGATGGCGTAAATACTTTGTCTATTTCTAGCGTTGGTTTTGGTTACGCAAATCTCAATTTGCAAGAAATTGCTTGTGGAACATCAAGCGCAGTTACATTGCGCCCTTATATTCTTTATGGTTCATCGGCTTATCTTGGATTTAGTGCGGAGTTATAATGAACATTACAACATTTACAATTACTGACCCTTTGACCAATATATCCGTTGATTGGGTGCAAATTGAAACTGCTCCTAATGAATTTACCTCAATGACCAAGGAAACCTACGATGCCCAGCAAGCCACACTTGCAGCCAACTCAGCCCCACAAGGCTAGGCTGGAACACTCCACAGAAAGTTAGTACCTGCTAAGATCGGCGAATGAACTTAGTCCAAAAGGCGGTTGGACAAGGTGGCAGATTAGCCCCAATAGCAATACCTCATACCTTTGGCGGTATGAATCCTTCGATCTTTATAGATCGTGATGGTGACATTCTTGTAAATGTTCGATGCGTGAATTATATTCTTTATCACTCAGAGAACAATCAGCAATTCCCCTCTCGTTGGGGGCCACTTGCTTATTTGCATCCTGAAAAAGATCAGCGATTAGTTACAGAAAATTACTTAGTACGGCTTAATAGCAATCTTAAAATTACTGATTGCGTTAAAGTTGAAATGCTTAAACTTCATGAACCTATTTGGGAGTTTGTAGGGTTAGAAGATGCTCGCCTTGTTTATTGGGATGATTATTACCTCATAGGCGTTCGGCGTGATACTACAACTAACGGCGTAGGCCGCATGGAGTTAAGCAAAATCGAGTTAGATAAAGAAAACTGGATTGCTAAAGAAGTTGATCGCAAGCGAATCCCTGCGCCAGCGCCGGATAACTCGTACTGCGAGAAGAACTGGATGCCGATTCTTGATCGCCCTTATCACTTTGTTAAATGGAATAGCCCTGTTGAAATTGTTGAATTTGACGGAACACAGACCAATCAAATCAGCGTTCGACAAGGAGTTCAACCGCCTAAAGATCAGCGCGGTGGCTCTCAGCTCATTAGATGGGGCAATTGCTACATTGCGATAACCCATGAAGTTGATCTATTTAAGAATTACCTCAATCAAAAAGATGGCATATACCGCCATAGACTTTGTGTTTATGATGATCAGTTAAACCTTGTCGGGCTATCCAAAGAGTTTTCATTCTTAGATTTTAGAATTGAGTTTTGTGTAGGAATTGCCGAATACAAAGGCGATCTGCTTGTAAGTTTTGCTGTAGCAGATAACGCTGCATTTGTGTTATGTACGCCACGCGTTATTATTGAGGACTTAATAGCGGAGGCGCTTGATGCTTGATGAATTTATTTATGCTTTATCTAAAGACCCATTTGACCCCCAATTAAATTTTAATGTTGCGGTTCAATATGAAAAAGCAGATCAGATAGCGAGCGCAGTAGGGTTTTATTTAAGAACGGCTGAATACGGCAAGGACACGCATCCAACCCTTGTTTACGCATCACTTCTAAAACTTGCCAAATGTTTTAACGATCAAAACGACAGATTACACACAGTTTCTAATTGCATCCTTCAGGCTATTGCTTATTTGCCTTATCGCCCTGAAGCGTATTTTTGGATGTCACGCTTTCACGAACGGCAAGGTAATTGGCAAGAGTGTTATACATTTGCCAAGATCGGATTGCATCAACAACCGCTTAACGATTTGCCCGTTGATTGCGAGTTTAATAGTTATTGCCTTAACTTTGAAAAAGCCGTTTCTGGTTGGTGGATAGGTCGCGCTGAAGAATCTAGATTGTTATTTCAACAATTGCTTCAACTTGATCTTACGCCTGAATATAGGCAATCAATAGAGCGCAACCTTGCTACTATTTGATATAGGAGCTAACCGGGGAGATGCTACGGTTGTTGGAGTTGCGCTTGGTTATAGTGTAGTAGCCGTAGAACCTTCACGGGTTTATGCGGAGTTAGTCAAAAATTTTATTTACAATCCAAAAGTTACACCGCTTAAATACGCCGTATCCGATAAAGATTACCAGCGCGTTGAGTTTTATGAAGCGCAAGAAGATGGGTTAAGCACCTTAAACAAGGATTGGCTTACTTCTCCAAACATGCCTTACAATGGCAAACCTTTTAGAATTATTCACGCTACAACAATCACGGTAGATACCCTTGCCAAGATATACGGCGAACCTGATCTCATCAAGATAGATGTTGAAGGCGCTGAATGGTCAGTATTTAATGGCATGACTCGCAAGATGGGCATGATTGCTTTTGAGTGGACTCAGGCAACAATAGACGAACACCAAAAGCAATTAGATTATTTGCGCAATCTTGGATATACCGAGGTTGCACCGCAATTTATTGAACCGCACTTAGATCAACCTACTGACTGGTATCCAATAGATCAAGATTTATGGGCTTGGCGAGACAAGAACGCTAATGCTTGGGAATCAGATGGCTGGAAAAGAAACAAACTTAGACCGACAGCCGATGTCGGAATGATTTGGGTTAAATGACAAAGGAGAACGAATGGGCTTATTAGATCGCCTTGCCGCTAAAGTAGCGGAACAGATTACTAAAGCGCCAGCGCCTACTGCTACTCCCATGAATGTCAATGCTCTTACCAGCACCGATACTCAGCACTATAACGCTGATCCAATGTATCGTGATCCGATTCTTGGCAATAACCCATTTCCTGCCGCAATTCCACTATTTCCTAATGCGATTAACCCACTTGGGGCTAATAACCGGGCTGATCC